GCTCTCGCGCTCCGAGCAGTCGCTTGCCGCGGCTCTCTACGGCCTCTTGCGCGCTGTCGCCAAGAAGCAGGGGACCGAGAACGCACGGGAAGTCCTGGGCCGTGAGATCGTCGATCTCGTAGCCCTCGCCGACATCATGGGTAGGCGTCGCGTCGTGCTCGCTGCCAAGGCGTCCCCACCTCGGGTGGCGGCACGCGCGACGCTGATCCCCTTCGTCTCTCCGGCCGACGCCATCGCGGACATCGTGGGGCGTCATCCGACGGTCCTAGAGGTTCCCGCCGGGCTGTCGGCCGACGAGGCCATGGGGTTGCTCTACCGCGACCGGGGCTTCTCGCTCGCCAAGCTGGCAGAGGAGCACGTCATTTCCGAGGTGCAATCGGTCGTGGCGCGGGCGCTCGAGAAGGGCCTGGGCGAGCCGAAGGCGGCGGAGATCATCTCGGACCTCGCGCACCTCCCGCGGGCGTACTCGACGACGGTGGTCCGCAACAACGTCAACACGGCCTACACGTCGGGGATCTTCGAGCAGATGAAGCGGCCGGGCGTGCAACAGGCGATCGGCGCGCTGACGTACGCGGCCATCGGTGGGCGGCAGGGCGACGGGTCCACCACGCCCCGCTGCATGGCGTTCCACGGGACGGTCGCGCCTGCGGACCATGCCATCTGGGCTAGTCGTTCAACGCCCACACATCACGGCTGCCGGTCGTCGGTGGACTTCATGACCTGGCCGGAGCTCCGCCGCAGGGGGATGCTGGACTCCACGGGCGCGGTGCGGGTGCAGATCCCGAACGCGAGCGTCAGGCCCGCGGACGGCTTCGGAGGAAGGGGGTTCGGATGATCGACTGGAAGCTGATTCGTCCGAAGTTCCGTGAGATCCGGGAGGCGCGGGGCCTCGACTCGCTGGCGTCCGAGATCGGGGCGGGGCGGTCGTCGGTAGACCGCTGGGCCCGCGGCATCTGCTCCCCCGACCGCGAGCGTCTACCGAAGGTGGCCCGCGTCGTCGCACGGCATACGTCCCAGGTGGGACAGGGCGACAGGCAGGCCCGACCTTAGCGGGCGTAGCCTTCGGGCATGCCGAACACCGACTCAAAGAAAGAGCTAGGGAAGCGGTATATCCGGGCTTCGTCTGCTCTCGCCCGTCCCGCCGATACGACGAACTACACGGCCAAGGACGCGGTGTCAGACGCCACGAGCGGCGCGTCCGTGTTCTCGTTCACGATCTCCGACCTGAACGGGCGGGGTGTGATGATCCGCCACGTCGAGATGGTCAAGAGCGGCACGGGTGCGACGAATCTCGGCTTCCGGCTCTACCTGTTCGAGACGGAGCCGGGCGGGTTCAACGACAATGACGCCTTCGACCCGACCGACGCCGAGGCCCTGACGATTCTCGGCACGGTGGAGTTCACGTCCGGCACCGCTCGGGCGAACGCGAACAACATCGTCTGGCACACATCGGACCTGAAGATCCTCGCCATTCCGGGCAGCACGTCCAAGATCATCTACGGGGCGCTGGAGGCTACGGGGGCCTACAACCCGGCATCCGCTGAGACGTTCACCATCACGCTGAACGCCGAGACGCACTGATGCCGATCCCCGGCACGGACTCGACGGCCATCCAGAACCCGGACGGGACCTGGGACGTGCTCGACGTGCCGATCGTCCACGAGGGCACGATCCCGCGCTACGACGGCAGCGGGGCACACGTCGATGACTTCCCGATCACCACCGAGTGGATGTCCGCCAGCATCGTGAAGGCCCGCCAGCGCGAGGCCGAAGGCTACATGGGCCGCTCGTTCGTCGATCACCACGAGTCTGGGCCGGCGAGCCAGCCCGACGCTGGGTTCGTGCGCCCGACGCGGGTCGGCACGGTCATCTCGGACGGGCAGACCTTGCCCGCTCTCTTCGCCAACCTCGTAGGCATTCCCAACGAGGAATACCAGGCGTACGTGAAGACGGGGCGCGTTCCCTACCGCTCGGTCGAGAGCCTGCACGCGGAGTCATGCTTCATCGACGGGCTGGCGCTGATGCCGACCCGTAGCCCTCACTTCAAGTTGCCGATGCTGACGATTGGCACCGAGCAGCCCTACGGAAGCGTCCCAGGTGGGACACGGCCGGGGTCAGTCGAGCGAGTCGGGGCCGTAGCGTGTGCCTCGGCAGGTCACGCCAAGACAGCACGAACCCGATACGGGAGTCCAGCCATGACGAAGCCGAAGAAGCCCGCCCTCAAGGCCCAGGACGACGACCCCAAGAAGCCCGACGGCGACAAGCCCAAGGACGGGGATCCCGAGGCCAAGGCCGGGAAGCTGTCGGAGATCGACCTGGACAGCGCCGAAGGCACGCTGGAGGAGTGGCTTGCACTTCTCGCGTCGGTGCAGGAGAAGGTCGAGGGCATGAAGCCCGGCGAGCCGAACGCGGACACCGAGGTCGTCGAGCAGCCGCAGCCCATGGGCGCGGCAGGCAAGTCCAAGGCCAGCGTCGGCTACAACCCCGCGCTGGAGGCCCGCCTGATCGCAGCCGAAGCGCGCATCGACGAGTACGACGCCGAGAAGGAACGCGACGCGCTCCTGACTGCCGCCGACAAGACGCTGCGAACCAAGAACCTCGGCAGCGACCGGAAGGCAACCCTCCGCGCCCAGTTCGACAAGGGCGGGGCCAGCGGATTGGCCGGGTTCGTCGAGGCGTACAAGCAGATGCCCGACACCGAGACGGGCGACCCGGACGACGTGCCGGGCATGACCGCGCTCAGTTCCGACCTGCCCGAAGAGGTCGAGGAATACACGAACCCGACCGACCGGCGCGTCGCGATGCAGGCCGCCGCACGGTTCAACGAACAGAAGGCGGGCGGTTTCCCGATGGGCGACCGGTCCCTCAAGGCAACGATCGCCCGTGACGTACTGCGCGCCCGCTCGGCCGCGAGCTAGTAGGAGCAACCAATGTCCAACCTCTCCGCGGACCTCAACTACAGCGATCCCGCCTCGACCGCGCGCAAGCACCCGTGGCCCTACCGGCTGACCAACGCGCTGGTGGTCTACAAGGGCTCCGCGCTGGGCCTGAACCCCTCGACCGGACTCGCGGTCAAGTGGGTCGATACCGCGACCTACCTCTGGTTGGGTATCACCTCGATCGGTGCGACGGGCAACACGTCGGCCGATGAGCCGGTGGTGGCCCAGATCCACGAGGGCATCACGATCAAGCGTCTGACCGTGACCGGCGGGACAGCCATCACGGACATGAAGTCGCTTGTCTACCTCGGCTCCGACAACCCGGACGACGTCACCCTGACCCCCACGACGAACGTGAAGGCGGTCGGTGAGGTCGTCCGCTGGTACTCGGGCACCACGGTGGATGTCCGCTTCTTCACGCCGGAGGAGTACCGCACGCAGGGCGTGACGGCCGACATCACGACCCTGACCGACTCGACGGGCGACAGCGGCACGCACGACGACACGCTCGCGGACGGCTCGACGGTCGCTGCGGCGTTCACGGACAACACGACGGGCACGACCACGACGACCCTCGCGGCCGGCGCGGGTACCTACCTGCTGTCCATCCCCTTTGCCCTCGCCGGGATCACCTCGGGCGTGGACATCATGACGGACGTCACGATCGGCCACAAGTTCAAGATCCTGAGTATGAAATGGGTCACCACGACGGTGGCCTCCACGGCATCGAAGAACGCGACCATCACCTGTGAGATCGGGGCCACCCCGGTCACCAGTCTGACGATCACGCTCGACTCCGACACGTCCTCGACGACGACCCTCGGAGGTGCCACCGAAGTGGACGCCACCGGAGCAAACACCGGGAGCGCGTCCGCGACCGTCTCGCTCATCGCGGGCACCGTGACGGCCTTCTCGGAGGGCTCGGGCTGCATCGTCCTCGAGATCCAGAACATGGACACGGCCGACGCCTTCGCCGGTCTTGTCACCCAGGCCAACAACCTGCGGACCGACAACCTCGTCCAGAACCAGAACGACTCGGACCTCGCCCAGAAGGTCATCGAGATCCTGGCGCAGCTCAACATCAACTAGAGGAGCCGGACAATGTCCATCGCTGCCAACCCGACGACCCAGTTCGTCTTGGACCAGTTCGACGACGCCTATGAGCGCGAGAACGTGCGCCTCGACGAGATCGCCTCCGTGTTCATGGATGAGTGGCCGAGCGAGCGCCCGACCGAGCGGTACACCTACCTAGAGGATGTCGGCAACGTCGGCATCTGGCGGCGCAACGAGTCGCGCGAGGCCCAGGCGTTCCGCGCCGTGACGTGGACCACCGACACGCACGACTGGCAGAACAAGGTCGAGTGGCACCGCAACGACGACCAGGACCACCAGGGTCGCCGCAAGATCAGCCAGCGTGCGCAGAAGGCCGCCACGATGCACGCGCTCATGCGGATCCGCGTCGGCACGCAGATGATCGAGAGCTCGACGGACAACACGCTCCTGCCCGCGATCCCGACGGCACCGGACGGGGCAACGCCGTTCGCCACGACGGCCGGCGGCGCGGCGCGCTACGGAGCCACGAACGGGAACCTCCTCACAGGCTCCGGGACGGTCGCGCAGCAGATTGCGGATGACTGGTTCTCGGTCGTCCAGCAGTTCATGTCCTTTACCTTCCCGACCTCGGGGAACCCGCTGATCGACCCGATGGAGGTCATGGGCGGGATCACGCTCATGTACCCGGTCGCGCTCGTGCAGGAGTTCGCGGAAGCGTTCAAGTGGAGCCGCCCGATCTACTCGGACGACGCCAGCCTGGCCTCGCCCACGATCGGCGCAGCCACGTCCAACCGGGTCGCGGACTTCAACGTGCCGGTGCGGCCCTTCGTCAACCCGTACCTCTCCGACACCTCTGACTGGTACGCCTTCGTCGATGCGGTGCCGGAGAAGGCTTTCTACCGGCAGATCAAGCAGAACGTCGAGCCCGACATCTGGGACCGGTCCAACAGCGACCGGGCGCGCGACGAGAAGGTCGAGGCCGTGGGCTTCGACTCCCGAGCGGGCTACGGAACCGGGCCGACGTTCGGAGCCATCAAGGTCAACAACAGCTAGGAGCGGACAGGCCGCGCCTGACATCACAACACCCAAGGCGGGAGGTATTCCATGGAGCAAACAGCCCCGCCGCTCCAGGCATCCAGCGAGATGCCAAAGGACGCGGCAACCCTTCGAGCAGAGTACGCGGCGCTGGAGAACAAGCGCAGCGCGGAAGGCCACGCACTCCGGGCCCAGATCAAGGACGCAGACGAGCGCGAGCTCGCGGCGCTCCCCGACGGGTCCAAGATCGTCGAGAAGACGCGCACCGTCACGCTCCCC